AAAGTCCATTGAAAAGTCAGTGCTTTTATAAATAGTTAAATCTACGTGTCCAACAGCCATTAGTAGTCGTATCCTTTAATTTCATAAGGAGCACCGTCCTTGCCACTGTTTGCTTCTGCCTTACCCATTCGCAAAGCATTTGCCCACTGACCTGTGTAATATTGTGCTCCTGAATAATTTTCATTCTTCACAGATATCTTTTCCATCACCCGTGATATAATACCATCATGGTACTGGCTGGGGACATCCGCTATATCTGTAGATGATTTACTGTAATAAATGCGTAGGGTATCGCCTCCTGATGAAAGAGTAGTAAACGTAGAGCCTGAAAGAGAGGCGATACCCAATTTATTATCTCTTATCCACCAAACATTCATGATTAGACTGCCTCCGAGTGGTCTTCTTTATTTGGTTCACCAGATAAATGGTTAACTTCTGTATCGTCCAGATCCACGCGGTCTATTTTGATAATATCTTCTGTGCTTGTAATACCTGAAAATTGCGTCAAGGGATAGTATCTCTTATTTGCCTGCGTCGTATCTGTAGATTGACCTCTTAATATCTCAGTGAGTATTGTAAATTCTTTAACAGCTTGGTTAAGCATAATCTTTATCTGCGTATCTGATATTGCAGGATTTATCTGCTTTATGGTCTCTACTGCTTGCTTTTCCGTCATGGTGTCTGCATTCCTTGAACAAGTAATTGAAATTCTCTATTATAATTTTCCTGAAGAGCTTGCAATTCTCCCTGCATGGCTTGAATCTCTAAAGATACTGCTCCAGCCAATTCAGTGTCTTCATCTGTTTCTATATATTCTTTTAACTTTGCTCGTCTATCACCAAGTTGTCTTATTCTTCCCCTTATAGCAGTCCCGAGAATCACAAGAGTTTCAAACTCTGATGGGAAATTGGATATTTCTGTTTGGTCATAATCAAGTAAAGGTGACTCTATATAGTGAAGAGTTCCTGTAACTTCTGTTCCGTTAACAACAGTGTATATAGATCCAGCTTTTGTATAAAAAACAGGATCAGTTGTTGTTGCATAGTGAATAGAATTAGGGTCCTTCACCTGCGTCAAGATGCTAGCGCTTACCTCCCTGCATGGGTAACCTCCAGAGTCAACAGAGACTATTCTTTTTCCAGATAGAGAAAGACCAGACCAAGGTATAGAAGCTGGGGATGGGCTAACTAACTTGAGTCTTTGAAGCGGAATAACTTCAAAGATTTCACGAGCAGACGCTGTTAACCATTCACTTATTGCCGTAAGCCAATCAGCTTGCTCCATATTTACATCGTGCCCACCGATGTAATCCTCAACTCTATTATGCAATGTAGTAGCCATATTTTAGTGTACGGGGGAGGGAAGTACCCTCCCCCTCAACCATTATTAGGTCATCTTGAAGAGTTTATGAGACTCAATCAATGAAACGCCTATGCCTTCATCAGACATATATTGGTCTTTCACACCGTCGTATGCGTTATCAGTCTTAATATTAGCCTGATATTTTGGTGCTCTATATTGAGCCATGAATAGGTTCTCGTCAGAGACAACCAACATGTACTCATTATACGGTCCACGCAATACTGGTGTTGGAATCAATTCCAACATTCCGTGTGGAGTTTCCAGTTCACGATAAGCAAAACCAAGCTTATCTCGTTTCATATCGCCAATGTTAACCGTCCAGCCAGATGAACCTGAAAACGTTCCAGTTCCGCCTAGTTTAGACCAGTATCCCATTGCTCCCATACCACAAAATGCCCGTTTAGAGCCAGCCTCTGGTACATACTGGAAGACTTTTTCCATATCATCAACAAAATCACTATATGTATATGCATCTTTATCGATGGTGAATTGGTTTTGGTCTTCTCCAGATGTAGCGCCATGCTTTTCGATAGCAGGGATGATACCCATTGTTGTTCTGACGTATTTACCATCTGCATCGGTAATACTGCCGTCAGCAAAACCAGCGCTTAGATTAATGGGTGAACGTCCCATTAAAAAAGCACGCTCTTTTTGTATTTTATGCTCTTGAGATTTCTGCAAACGCAGACGGGAGAGCTCATTACTCTCGCCCCTAAGAGCCGCTTCAAAAAGAGTTCCTGTAACCTCTACAGGGGTTTTGAAGATCTGAGATTGGTTGTAAACAACTTCTAATTCGTCAGCCCATGCTTCTGGAGCCGATGTTCCTTCACCATGCGCATTACCAACAACGATAAAAACATCATTATCAGCAACGTCAATAGCCGCATCACCTAAGTTTTTAAACTTAATAGTGTCGGCGTCTACAACCGTTGTAATCAAAACAACGCCTCTTTTGGTCGTTTTTGCGGAGTCCCAAACTTCGCATTCCAGACCGAGATAGCTTGAATCGGCGCTAGACGATAAACCAGTTATGCCGTCTATATCCATAGCGGCTGATTCAGTGTCGCCAACCGCCAATGAAGCTATGTCAGTAGCGCTTGAGAACTCTTGCTTTCTCCAAGGATTGCGATGCTCAAACATTTTGTATTGAGGATCTGCCAATCCGCCACGAACCTCACGGTTCGATATTACTGTAGTAAAGGGAGCGACATCCGTCCAAAGTTCTTTAACAACATTTGGGCTGATGTAAAAATCCCTTCTATCGGTGTATAATACACCTGTGTTTCCTAGTACTTTCGCACCCATAGTATTTATCTCCTATGTGCGAGCAAACCAGCGTTGAACACATCCCCCTCTGATAATTTCGGAGGAGATTCTCCAGATTCAACGGTGGTGGTACGTGGTACCCGTAACCGCTCTTGTTGAGCTCTCATCTGTTCCGCCTTATCTGATATTCTGACTTGCTCTGGGTTTGGTGCGTGAGACGCTTCGTATACCTTGGCAAGAATATCCATATCTACATTATTTGGATCTCGCGCCCAGCTGACGAATTTCGTTGCCTTGTCATTATCCCATCCATATGAGTTTCTCACATGGTCATACGCCTGACGAACAACAGCCTGTTGCTCTTGTCGCATCATTTGCGCTTGGAAAATTTCATTGCGTTGAGCGTCAGCTTTCTGCAGATGCGTAATCATGTCATCTTGATATTGTTCTTTTGCCATTCTGTATTTGAACGCCTCACTATCGGGGTCATTATATGCATCAACCTCATTGTAGTTAGCTGGTCGCTGTGGCGGTGTCGGCTCTTTTAGTGAATTAGGCAGATTTCCTTCTGGTGAACCTGTCTCGTATCCACTTGAGAATGATTGTTCATTACGCTGTTCGTTTCTAAATGAATCAGTTTTTAATTGTTCCATCTCGCGCCGAAGCGTTTCAACCTCATTCATTGCAGTATCCGCTTTGCTTTGCCAGTAAGCCATACGTTGAGGGTCTTCTTTAGCTGGAGATTCTTCGACAGAAGCAGGTTGCTCCTGAACTGTCTCATCTTCGGAAATTGTACTGTCCATGCCCATGTCGAGGTATTCAACATCTCCAGCCGAAGTATCTACTGTCTCCTGAACGTCAGGGACGGTCTCTGTTACTTCTGTGGCACTTGAGTCAGCATTTCCTGTATATTCGTCACTCATTATCTTATCCTTCCCGTACGCTGTTCGTTTGCCTTTCGACTTCGGCAACAGCTTGTTGGAGCTTCTTTAACTCGTCTTCCGTACGTGACTTATAAAGTTGGGATGTCATATCCGCTTTATCAGAAGACTTCTTTAAATTTGACTTAAATTTTTCCAATTCTGCTTTTTCTCTGGCATGTACGACTTCACGTCTCGCAGTCTGTAGATCGCCTTCAAGATCTTTGACCTGCTCGTTAAGTTGCTGAATCTGCCCCTGCATACGTGATCTTTCATCAAAACGATTCAGAACACCTTCAGTGTCTGCAACATCTGTTTGTTTTAAGACTTCTACATTATCGATAATACCTGCCTGATATAGTTGCATGTAATATTCAAATCTTGCCCATCTATTGCTCGGTAAGGTCGAGCCAGAGACCACAATTATATCGTATTTACCTACTGTAACGTCATTCATCTTTTCCAACAGCTCTCCGCTAATTGAATCATAGATGGGCTGATTGATACTTAACTCCCTTGGTGCATTATTGGGCTGGATAAGTCGGACTACTTTCTGACCTGTGTATACATGTTGTATAAACTGTACTACTACTTTAGCCAGTTGATTCAGTCCAGCCTCTATATCGTCTTTCTTACTGCGAATACGTCTTTGTCCATATTCATCCAGCGCAACCGTTCCTTTGTAGGTTTGAGGAGCGGATCCTGCATCTCCCTGCATCAAGGCATAAATACCAAGAATTCTTTCTATATCTGCTTTCGCATC